TGCCACGGTCGTCAGTTTCCTCATGCCAAGTGTTACGTCCTGGACCACCTGCACGGCCATAAGCAACCATACCAGCTTGGGCACCCATGAACAGCGCACGAGCTGCAGTCACGTTAGAGCCAACGCCGTAGTCACTAAAAGTAACAACGTTGCGGTGCTTATGAAGCACAACATCTGCGTACTCACCCAGCGCACCAGTATAGATTGGAGAAGCTGTACCACGATCAGTAGCCTTGTGAATAGCCAACCAGTCATTTTCAGAAGTACCGATACGCAGCTGGTAAGCTTGGTAGGTATGCATCAAGAGAACAAACTTCTTGTTTCCGTTCACATTGAAAGGCTGAATCATAGGATCCATCAGCTCAGCTCGGGCAACCAAGCGCTCAACATCACCCAAGGTAATAGGCATAGCACTAGTAATAGTGGCTTTGGAAGTAGCGGTACTCGCGTATATCTGATGAGCAGTGTCAATGGCAGTCAGAGTGTTGTTAGCACGGCCTGTCCATGTAGTAGGCTGATGCGCTGTAGCTACGCCACGTGCCCCTGAGAGATAGAACATCATCTCCTCATCAAGCTCTTCAGCCCACCAAGTAGACAATGCATCCCGGCCTTCTTTACGAAGGTCATATGGAACACGCTGCTCGGACATTTTACCTTTAGACTTCGTGCCTTTCCGCAGTTGGTCGATAAACAGGGCGTCATTGAAGAACACCAAAGATTCCTCACCAGTAGCATGGCCCTCAATAACTTGGTCGCCTTCAACACCTGGTTGGGTCATCTTCATACGTAATGCAACAGTTACTTTATCACCTGCTGCTTTATTCAACTCGTCTCGCATAACGATAAGAGAGTCATTTGAAGTCCCGATAAAGGGGGCAAAATACTGTTTCTTTGCTGCTTCTACAGCCAAAGAAGTGGACCACCGCTGGATGGCAAGCGGATCGTTTAGTGCAAATTCAGTTGCAGCCATTGTATTCTCCTAAATTTAATGGCCAGCCAGGTAAAGCTCTTGTTCTTTAGTCGACAATTTCATAAACTGTGCCTCAGATAGAACTTTATCTGAAAATTCTGGCCTAGATTCTTCACTTGTAGGAACTGCCGCAAGTGACTTGAAGTCAGTTCCTTGTTTAACCTTACCTATAATAGACTTCTCAAGGTCTTTTCTTACGGACTCCTTGATAGCTTCTACGTCTACTTTAGTAGGCTGTGTGTTTTTCATTGTAGCAATAACCCGCAAGATTTTCGCAGCTTGGGCTCCGAGAAGTATTGGCTCGGATTGACCAGGTAAAATAATCTGGGTCGAGGGATTCGTTAAATAGAATAACTCATCTGTAAACCCTATACCTTGCGCGAACTCTCGCAGGTCGTCAGAGGCTTGAGAAGCCGTATCAAACAAACCTGGGACGGCTTCCTCCATGTCTCTGCTTACTGCGTCATATAACTGCTGAGTACGCTGAGTCTGTATTTCTGATTGTCTCTGAAACTCAGTGTGCTGCTGAAGCTGCTTCATGTACATGAGAGCATCTTTAGGGCTCTCATCAGCCAGCTCTTGAAACTCTTCATCAGACAAAACTTGAAACTCGTCTTCTTGATGAATTTCCTGGCTAGCTTCCTGTACTTGCGCAGGCGTTTTTAACGCTGCGGTTAGCTCAGCAATTTGTTGCTTCAAAAACTTGTTTTCCCCTCGTACCTCATGCAAGGCAGCGGTAGGAACGAATCCTTTAGGGGGCTTTGCGGGTTCTTCCGAGGTTTCCTCGGTAACTTCCTGAGCCAAGTTCTTATCTTCATTTTCCTTAGTTTCTTCAGTGGTAGCGTCTTCAGCTGTCGGCTCAGAGGTAGCCGAGGTTTCCTCTTGTGCTGATCCGCGTAACTCGTCTTCTGAAACTGTTTCTAAGCCCTGCTGACTAAGAATATCTACTGATGTTTCTTCGGGAGCAGAGGCCTCTACTACAGATACTGGTGCTGTTTCTTCACTCATGATTCTTTTAACGACTCGTGGTCGAATGGTAAAATTAACTACTAGTACTACTTATCTTTAACGTCCCCCGGACGATTAAAACCCAAACCCTGGAGCCTTAGGAAATATACGGTCAAAGTTATCCCGGTATTTCTGGTCAGCTTCAGGAGTTTTTTCTTGAAAACATCTAAAATCTCTTCCAGTTGGTAGTTCCCTGTGAGAGCGGAAGTGCTTTTCCATCTTTTTATCAGCTGCTGCTTCTTGTGCTTTATTCACTTTTGACCTCTGTAGGTTTTACTGTTTGAGCTTTGAGAATCTCATTACCCAGTTTAGCACCAGCTTCCCAGTCATTTCGCTCTACGTCACGGCGCCTAGCGTCTGCGTTAGCCAAGCGCTCTGTAATCTTAGACTTGGTATCTGCATGCGCTAGCTGACGGTCTTCCTCGTCTCTCTGCTGCTGAAGCGCTTGCTGCTGTTCTTTTTGTTGTTGTTCCTGTAACTGAAGCATCTCACGCTCAGCATTAGGTAAGTCCGCATGCGGATCTGGTACTCCAGTTGCTTGACGAATCTGTTTCAGTAGAGCATCCTTATTCGGTAGGTCACTGATCTCAAATGCTAAGTTGAGAAGAGGCCCAATAGCTTCTGGTGGCGCTTTGTTGATTGCGCCAAACAGGAGCTCCATATTCTTCTCGCGCATAGTGTCTGTAAGAGGCGCTGCAGCAACCACTATGTCAAAGTTACCGTCACTGATACTATTCTGGATGGTAATCCCACCCAGGTTTGCATCGTATACTCTCTTGTTAATCTCAATAAACTTCTCTGACCCAGAAAGTCTGTCAGTAACACGCAGCACCTTGGGACCCGTCCAAGTGTCCTTGACCATAGCCATGGTAAGCTCACCCAGTCGTTTCTGAGAAAGCGTAGCATTGTGGAGTAACGAGGCTGTCACTGTAGAAGAAAGCTGTTGTTTCTTATCCAGGGCTACTCCTGATTGAAGAGCACTTCCTGAGCTCAAGGCTTCGTCATTAGCCCCAGCAATCTCTTGTATTTCTCTCTCAGACTGAAGCATCATGTCAACCTGTGGAGTAGCTAAGGCTGACATCTCTTGAATCTCGAAGGACCCACGGCGGCCTTTCTTTAGTACTATAAGACCATCCTGTCGGTTAGCCTCGGAGTAAACCTTATTTATATCCTTTGCAGCGTCTTCTTCGATTATGACTCGACGATTCGATATAAGAGAAAGTGCCATAGACCGGCGTTTATTTACTTCCATTGCCTGGTCTTTTATTTGTCTTGGAATACCGAAGGGCTGATTAAATCTATCCAAGTACCCAATGAATGGAACAAATGGGTACTCATCGTGGCTGTACGGACTCGGGACATCCTGAAGTAGTAGATCTGATATAAAGGTAGCAACTCTGGTCTTCTTAACGCACGCTGGAATAAGCTCAGTAGCATACTGCATCGCACTCATCTGGTCCGAGGGGCTCTTAAGAGCGTCCACATCAATTACCTGACTGTCCGGCATAACCGCAAACAGTGATTTGCATAATACAGTATACCACATCTGTACAGGACGTACACGTTTGCGGTCTGAGTTTATCCAGTGGTTAGATGAGAGGTACTTGTGGTGGTCTTCTATAATTGTTCCTACGTCATCTAGATCCGGTACATAGTAGTCGGAGGAAAGCTGCCCAAATTTCTCAATAATCTCTTGTTGTTTCTGAGGAAATGCTTGGATAATATCCTCAAGGTTCTTCCAAGCTGCGGTAAACCGGTATCTACAGTTTTCTTTCCCGTCCCAAGGAGACGCATACGGGTCCCACCACGATGAATACCAGGGATGCCTAGTCCATTGCACTGGTTCACACCGTGGGTCGTAGTGTTTACCTACCTCTATGCACCCATACCCAGTGATAATCTCGTCGCTAAAAGCTGACGTGATGAGCTCCGCTCCCTTGTTCTGATCCTTGACCATAGCAAAAGCTTCAGACATAACTTGTGCTAGCTCAGAGTCATCCTTAGTCCGCCCTTTCGCTATAATATCTTGCTGGTTGCGAATAAAGTGCCCATGAATCAGGTTGATCACAGGAAAGATCCTGTTGATTGTCAGCGGAGCAATTCCTTTATCCAGGAGTTTCTTATAGGATGCCTCCGACCAGTGATGCGCATCACGAAACTCATAGTCGT